GAACAAGAGAATGCGGTTCTATACAACAAATTCTCCTGCTACAGGCATCGTAATACCTGCTCAAGTAGCAACAGTGGTAGAAACAGGAACAGCTGGAACAGCAGGAGCCAGAGTAAAGTTATCTATTCCTGTCACAGCAACTGTCGGAAATACATTCCATTATATCAATACTACCACTCTAGGAATAGGCGGCACAATCAAGGTTGTAGAGTCAAAGCTTAAAGTAGAGTCGTATGACCCGCTTGCCGACAATACTACGATAGAGGCTATTGCAGATAATATAATTGACTTTAGTCATACAAACCCGTTTGGTGAGGACAACTTCTAATGTACGGACAGCACTTCTATAATGAAACTACCCGCAGGTATGTGGCTGTATTCGGAACACTCTTTAATGACATTCAGATTGGCCGCAGTAATAATGCTGGCGCAGAGATTCAACGAATCACCGTGCCTGTAAACTATGCTCCGATACAAAAGTTATTAGCAAGATTGGAACAGGATCCAAATCTGACAGCGCAAGCAATCTCATTGCCACGTATATCATTCGAGATAACTGGAATGACCTATAACGCTGAAAGAAAACTCACGAGTCTTACGAGACAGACAAAAGGAAATCCGACTAATGATGCCGCTGTAACAAATATACTAGCGCCAGCTCCCTATGATATTGAATTTCAACTTAATATCATGACAAAGAATACCGAAGACGGAAGCAAGATACTTGAACAGATCATTCCGTACTTCAAACCAGATGTCACTGTAAGCGTTAAGATACTTGATGCACTAGAAACTTATATCGATATACCTGTTGTGCTTAATAACATATCTCTAGAAGACACCTACGAGGGAGACTTTCAAACTCGTCGGGCACTGATCTGGACATTGAACTTTACTATGAAGGCATACTTCTTCGGTCCAACGACCACTAAGAAAGTTATTAAATTCACTGACGTTAATGTTAGACCGAATACGACAACTACCGCTACTACATCAACAGAAGTAACAGTGCAGCCTGGCTTAACCGCTCAAGGAGTCGGCACAAGTAGCATCACAGACACAATTCCATACTCTAACATAAATATAGATGATGACTGGAAACATGTGGTACAGATATCGGATGCATAACTATGAATGACAAAATTGGTAATAGTCTTGGGTTAAGATCACTTGATGACATAATTGATGTAAAGTCTACAGTCAAGGATGTGAGTCCAAGAAAACAAGAATCAGACAACAAGCATGACCTGGACTACGAGTACGCCAGAACCAACTTCTATAACGTAATCGAGTCAGGCACTGAGGCACTAGAGCAAATGCTTGAAGTCGCTAAGGCCTCTGAGCATCCACGTGCCTATGAAGTTGTAGCTACTATTATGAAGACGTTAATCGATTCTAACAAAGAACTGGTAGCTATGTCAAGTAAAAAGGTGAAAGATGATGAAATAGTTCCTGAATCTAGCAAACCTGTGACAAATAACAACTTGTTCGTTGGCTCTACTGCCGAGCTACAGCAATTGCTTAAAGATATGAGGAACAATGACTAGTATTGCCGAACGTGGATACAATGGTAACGCAAACCTAAAGCGTAAAGGTATACCGATCGAGTTCAGCAATGACATGATATCGGAATATCTGAAGTGTTCTAAGGATCCAATCTACTTTGCCGAGAAGTACATTCAAATTGTACATGTTGACCATGGGCTTATTCCCATCAAGATGTACGACTATCAGAAGGAAATTGCAACTGCAATCACTGAGAATCGGCGTGTAACAGTAAACACTTCTCGCCAGGCAGGCAAAACGACTACAGCAGTAGCAATTATTCTCCACTATGTGTTGTTCAATGATTACAAAACGGTAGCTCTTCTTGCCAATAAAGGTGATTCTGCCCGAGAGATTCTAGACCGTATCAAGATTGCATACGAAGCTCTTCCTAAATGGCTACATCAAGGTGTTATCGAATGGAACAAAGGCTCGGTTGGGTTTGAGAACGGGCGCAAGGTTATCGCTGGATCGACATCTTCTTCGGCAATTCGTGGTAAATCTATAGCATTCCTGTACATCGATGAGACTGCATTCGTCGAGAACTGGGACGAATTCTTTGCCTCTGTATTCCCTACCATCTCTTCTGGCATCACGACTAAGATGCTATTCACTTCCACTCCTAACGGACTGAATCACTTCTATAAGACCTGCGAAGGTGCAAGAGAGAAGAGGAACGGCTATGTCTATATCGAGGTACCTTGGAACAGAGTTCCTGGACGAGATGAAGCTTGGAAAAGAGAGACGCTTGAAGGCATGGACTTCGACATGCAGAAGTTCTCACAGGAATTCGAGTGTAACTTCCTAGGCAGTTCTGGTACTCTGATCGAAGGATCAAAGCTAAAGAATCTAGTGAGTCGCAATCCAGTTGGCGAAACTCAGTTCATGAAAGTGTACGAGAAGCCAGTGAAGGACCACGTGTATGCGTGTATCGTAGACGTATCACGAGGCAAGGGACTAGACTATTCTGCATTTCATATTATTGATGTGACCTCTATGCCTTATAAACAGGCTTGTGTTTACCGAGATAATACTATAACACCTATCGACTACGCTGAAATCATATATAGATCAATAAAGCAATATAATAATGCGTACACATTAGTAGAGGTAAACGATATTGGAGAACAGGTTGCTGAGGTTCTTCATTATGAGTTTGAAGTAGAAACACTAATGTTCACTGAATCTGCCGGAAGATCTGGTAAAAGAATTTCAACAGGATTCAGCAAAAACTCAGATAAGGGCGTTCGTACCACAAAATCAGTAAAGGCAGTTGGCTGTAATATGCTAAAGATGCTGATAGAACAAGATCAACTTATCATCAGTGATTTTCAAACCATTAATGAACTCTCTACATTTTCCAGAAAAGGAATATCCTACGAAGCAGAATCGGGATGTCATGATGACTTAGTTATGGGATTGGTGCTTTTTGCCTGGATGACGGATCAATTATTTTTCCGGGAAATCACAGATATAAATACACTAGACAAGTTACGATCAAGAAACGAAGAAGAACTGATGGAAAGCCTTCTACCTATCGGGTTTAACAACTTTGATGACAATATGATCACTGAGGATCCACTGAGTGGGGCGAGACAATGGCTACAGTACTGAGGTGCTGTTTTTATAAATATAAGAATACACAGTTTATAGCTTACAAAATAAACAAGGAGAATGAGATATGGCTTTTCAACTAAGTCCAGGTATTAATATCAGCGAAATTGACTCGACAAACGTCACACACGCTGTTGCAACTACAGAAGGCGCCATTGCTGGCATCTTTCGTTGGGGTCCAACAGGTGAAAGAATCTTAGTAACGTCTGAGAAGGAATTGGCAAATCGCTTCGGCAAGCCAGCTACCTACTACACTACAACAGGCTTGACTACGACATGGACAAATCACGAGACTTGGTTTTCGGCAGCAAACTTTTTATCGTATAGCGATGCTTTGTTTGTTACCCGAGTATTAGGCCCGACAGCCGCTACCGCAGCGAGTACTAATTTCTCTGCACTATATGCTGGAAAATTAGGTAATTCGTTACGCACTTCTTTCTGCAAATCAGGTAACTTCAGTGCTACTGCAAGAACACAGGTTTTAACTATCCAGTCGTCTACTACTTCCGGTGTTGCAACTGGTTATACGACAAGCGCAGGTATCACTGCTTACGCTGCCGTAGGCGATAGAATCACTCTGACTAACGGTGCCGAACTTGTTATCGATGCTATTACAACTGTTGCTGATGCAGCCGCAGGTACAGCAGTTACACTTAGCGGTGTTTCAACGACAGCGGCAGTAACGACTATTGTAAGTGGCCAATCATACACGATTGTAGATTTAACTGGCACTTCACAGGTTCAATGGAATGCCGCAGCTGGCACAACAGGTATTACATATGCAGTGGGCGATACGTTCGCATATGTAGCCGCTGGCGCAGGCACAGGAATTGTATTGAATGCGACAACTGGTGGCGTAATACCTGCTACAGACGTATTCACTAAACTTGCTCACGGTCTAACTACTGGTCAAGCTGTTCAGTACTCTAGAGGCGCTGGCACACAAATCGAAGGATTGATCGAAGGTACATTCTACTTCGTAATTCGTGTTAATGCTAATAACTTTAAATTAGCAGCGACCCTTGCTGATGCAAACGCAGGCACGGCAATCAATATCATTCAAGTTGGTGCAGGTACTAGCCACTCTGTGACTCCAGTTACTACCTATAAGTCTAACCTAACTTTCACTACTAAGTACACAGGCGCTGAAGGTTATGCTTCTACGTTTACAACTCAGTGGGGCGATGCAAACCTATTTGACGCTAATCCTAACACAAATTGCGTACATATTGTCGTGCGAGATGTTGACGGTGAGATTTCGGGAACTGCTGGCGCAGTATTAGAAAGATGGGAAAACCTATCAACTGCCTCAGGTGCTACTACATACGACGGCTCAACCAACTTCATCGTAGACGTATTACAGCAAGGCTCTGCTTGGATTAAAGTTTCGACCGCTCAAGCTCTATTGATTGCCGCTGGCACATCCTCATCTGGTATCACATTATCAGGTGGCTTAGACGGAGAAGACGAAACAACCGTTGCGGTTGGAGTACTTGCCGCTGGTTACGATCTATATGCCGATGCGGCAGACGTAGATATCTCGTTTGTTATCCAAGGTAAAGCTAGAGGTACTACACTTGCTAACTATATCATCGATAATATCTGTGAAGTACGTAGAGACTGTGTAGCATTTATTTCTCCACAGTATGCTGATAACACTGTTGCTAGCATCATCACTTTCGCTTCGACATTATCGACAAGTACCTATGCAGTCGTTGACAGCGGATATAAATATCAGTACGACAAGTACTCTGACGTATATCGTTGGGTTCCACTGAACGGCGATATCGCTGGTTTATGTGCAAGAACTGATGATGTAAGAGATCCATGGTTCTCTCCAGCAGGTTACAACAGAGGCAATGTTAAGAACGTTGTTAAACTGTTAGTGAATCCAAACAAAGCGCAAAGAGACTTGCTGTACAAGAATAACATTAACCCTGTTATTACTCAACCAGGACAAGGAACAGTGCTATTTGGAGATAAGACATTCTCTTCAATCGTAAGCGCCTTTGACCGTATCAACGTTCGTAGATTGTTTATCGTACTAGAGAAGACTATCGGTACTGCCGCTAAGTCTACTATCTTCGAATTCAACGATGATTTCACGAGAGCCCAGTTTAAGAACCTAGTTGAACCTTTCTTACGTGATGTACAAGGTAGACGTGGCATCTATGACTTCCGTGTTGTTTGTGATGAAACAAATAACACTAGCCAAGTTATCGATGCTAACCAGTTTGTTGGAGATATCTTCATCAAGCCGGCTCGTTCTATTAACTTCATCCAGTTGAACTTTGTAGCCGTTAGATCAGGCGTAGAGTTCAGCGAAATCGTAGGTCAGTTTTGATAAATATAACCAAAAGGAGATATAAATAATGGCTTTCAACATCAATGAAATTAGAAGCCAACTGACCTTTGGCGGAGCTAAGTCTTCGCTATTCCAAGTCTCGATCAATAATCCGGTCAATGGAATAGCGGACTTAAAAGTTCCGTTTATGGTACAGGCGGCTCAAATCCCAGAATCAACTCTGGGTCTAATCGAAATTCCTTATTTCGGTAGAAAAATAAAGATTGCTGGAGATAGAACATTCGCTGAATGGACTGTCACTGTCATGAACGACGAAGACTTCTTAATCCGTAATGCTATGGAACAATGGATGGCTTCTATCAACTCTCATGAAGGCAATGTAAGACAACTTGGTACAGCGGCATCTTCTGCCTATAAGTCTCAGGCCCAGATCACTCAGTTCTCAAAGA